GGAAAAAAAATGATTATTAGAATGAATGAAATATTATTGGACTTGGATGAGGTGGAAAGCATTGAATGGCGACACCAAGAAGACGACATGTTTAGTGTTCGTTTTCACATGAAACAAAGCGGGAAAATGTTCACCCGGATTGTGCATGAAAACCAATTACAACAACTAAAAGAACAATTTAAAGGAGAGGAAGAAGAATGAGTTTGAAAAAAGGAAAAGCAAGCAACAGTATTTTGAGGCAAGTAAATGAAGAAGACCAGCAAGGGGCTTTTGCTAAGGCAAAGGCAAGAGCGTTTCAACAACGCAGAAACCTGCTAGCCCAAGAATCCGCACACATGATTTGTGGAATTTCAGGCGACCCCGGAACTGGTAAAACAGGACTTGCTTTGGATTGCAGAACAGAAGAAGAAAGAGAAACACATTGGGTTTTCGTGCTAGATTTTGATGAAGGCGCAGAACCTACTTGGAGACAACATTGGTCTTCCGATGATAAGGTGTTTATCTACAACCCTCATGTGTATAAAGACGACATGACGATTGATTATTTGGCTACGGCTGATATGGCTCGTTTCTTTATTGGGATGGTTAAGGAAGCAATTGAAACACAGAAAATTTCTTTTGATGAAGAAGAAATTGAAGTGAAGGCAGTTAAGGCAATTGTGTTTGACGGGCTAGATACTTGGCTTGACACTACAAACATGATTGCTCGTCTTAACCACATCAAGGGTAATGACCCCCGCCAAGCCGACAAGGTAAAAATGGTTCCTACACAATGGTTTGCTAGGACTCAAGAATACCAGCGTTTGTTTAAAGCCGCTTGTCAATTGGAATGTCACAAATTCTTTATCACGCACATGAAAGAAGTGCATGATGGATTTGAGGTTGTAGGTCAAAGGCCGGATTGGGAAAAGTCTACTACTGCTAAACTTTATCAGCATGTAGTTACTTACCGAGAAGAAAGAAACGGTAAGACGAGCCTTTATGCAAAGGTTACGAAGTCCAAGACAAATGCTGAAAACGAGGGTCAATCCTTTTTGCTCTTTGAAAATATAAAGGGTAAAGTTACTTGGAATGGTCTTGAAACTCTAAAGAATAACACACTTTGAGTATTGACTTAAAGTGTATAGTGTGGTATTATGAAAAGAATTTATGAAAACAATGGTGGTGTAACACATGAAATTTACAATGAATGGAAAAAGATTGAAAAATATAATTAACTTGTGTTTGCTTAAGGGCAAATACAACCAAGGCTTAACTAATGCAAAAGGGCAACTGGGCAATTGCGTTAAAATCACTACTAGAGATGGTAGGGTTTTAGTAGAAAACGCAGATGCTTCAACCTATATTAGAGCCTACAACAGAATTAATGAGCAAAGTGAAAATGGTAGGATTTATGTTAATGCAGAAACTCTTTCTAAATATTTAATGGATGGCGAATCAACACTAATGTTGAGCGACTCCATCCTACTTATTAACAACGATACATCGGTTGCAGAAATTCCTATTTTGGAGTCTCATGAATACGCCCATGTAATTAGTAGGTTCACCGATGCTATGGGTGATGATTACGAAACGGCAGACACTTATTCTATCACAGAAAATCTTACCCTTACGACTAGGGTTGATGTGTTTAAAGAGGAATTTATTGACGCTGTTTCTATGGCTGAAAAGGTTGGAAGTTGCATTTATACATTTACTGCTAAAAAAGATAGTAACGATTTTTCTGTTTCCTCTGAAAAACTTAGAGAATCAATTACTACTAATATCACTTCGGGTGTAACTATTAGTAAAGACGCTATCGCAAGTTATTCCTTGCCGATTTCTTCTGCTCTTAAATTTTCGCAAGACGACGAGGTGATTATTTTCTATGATGATGAAATGCCGGTTGTTTTCCGAACCAGCGATATGGTTATTATGAGAGCACCTAGAATGGGGGAGTAAAAATGGAAAGAGAAATTTTACTAACGGTGCTAGCAACAATGCGACAACAACTTCACGATACACTAATGCACAACCTAAACGAAAGAAACACAACACTAGAACAGTTTCTTAAAATGTATGGCGAGAGTAATAGTGGTGTTATCTTGTATTTGATTGGACAGGTAAGACTACTTGATACAATTCTAAACATGAATGCGAATGCGGAGGAAGAAGAATGAGCAAACACGAAGACAATGTGTGCATAAAAATTCAACAACGGGCAGAAGTCGGCAAAAAGAAATACGGAACAACAATGGAAAGAGAAGACCTTTCGGTTCACGAATGGCTTACCCACCTACAAGAAGAATTGATGGATGCCTCCGTATATGTTCAGCGTTTGCTTGAAGAGTTTAAGGACATTGAACTTACAATGAAATACGGAAGAGACTTCGCACAAATGATGAGGGATTTGAATGAGTGAAGGCCCTCAATTTAAACTAAACCTTATAATTAAGGGGGGTTGGTATTGGAGAGATACCACCGCTAATGAACTAAAACGACATTTAGTTCATTACATACAAAATCAAATGCAATATGAAATGCGAGAAAATGATATAGAGATTGAAATACTGAGTGATGAAGATGATGATAAACACGATTCAGGAGAACAACGAACACAGGATTAAACTTCGTTATCGTGATGCTAACAATAAAAGAATAGAAGAGACATTTGATTGTCGTCCCTATTTTTATTTACCAATTGATACCAAAATCGGTAGAAGCATTATTGTTAAAGGTAGAAGAGTAGACTTTGTTAGAAGCAATACCGATAAAAGAAATTTGAAGGGTATTCCTCTTATCAAATATTACTATGAAAACCCCTACGATAGATATAATATTATGCAGGAAATCCACAAAACCGAGAGAACCTATCAAGGTGATGTGGATGCGGCTAGGCTTTGGTGTATTGATTCGGGCTATGAGATTCCCGAATATAATTTGCGTAAGTGGTATTTTGATATTGAAACTCAAGTTGGTGGGGAACACGATGGAAAAATTACGGTGCTGAGTATTTATGATAACTACACTCAAAAGGCTACTGTAATGACTTGGTTTGCTGAACTAGTTATTCACAAAGAACATGAATGGCTTGAGGTGTATGAAAACGAAACTGATATGCTATACGCCTTTATCCGTTTAATGCAGGAGCAAGACCCCGACATGATTATCGGTTGGTATTTACTTGGTTTTGACATACCAAAGGTTATTTCTCGTATGTGTGAATTGAATATTAATCCTACGCTTATGTCTCCTTACGAGGAAATCAAGAATGTTTCAAGGCGTTATGCTGGTGGAGAACCTGTTGGCTGGAATCTCAAGGTTGAAAACTATCACAATAGCGGTCAGCCAATCAAGGGCCGTTTGACCTTTTGCCTAATGGATAGATTTGAGCGTTTGTGGACTGATTCACAAATGGGAACTCTACCTTCTTTGAAGTTAGATGATTGTTCTAAGTTGGTTTTAGAAAATGACGGCAAGGTTGTTTCTGCAAAGTTCCAAGACAACGAGTTTTACGAAAGGGCTTGGCTTGAAGATACAGACACTTACTTGGAATATGCACGAATAGATGTAAAATTATGTGTGGACATTGACGAAAAACTCAATGTTAGTGAAAATCAATTAGCCCTACAACGCTTAATTGGTTGTCCGTTTGAAAACACATATCACAATTCACAGATGGCTGGTGTATATTTTATGAAGAAGGCTTCTTGGGTTCCTCCTACTGGACTGAAAGGTTCAAAGGAAAAGTTTGAAGCGGCTTTCGTCATGGACCCCGATGAAGAAAAGACCTACGGACAACATGAGAATGTGGCTATTTTTGACTTCAAATCTCTATACCCGTCAATGATGGCTTCAATGAATATTTCGTGGGAGACTAAGACTTCTAGTGGCTACCCTGTTTGGTGGGAAACACCCAAGAACTTGAAGCCACATTCCGGTAATCCCGACATATATTTCAGCAAAGAAGGTGAAGGTGTATTGCCTCAAGCGGTCAAGGAGTTAATGGAGATGCGAGATTCCTATAAGAAACTGCGCTCCCAAGCAACCACGGACGAAGAGTATCAAAAGTGGGATTCAGCACAAATGGCTACTAAGCGGGTTGTGAACGCATTCTACGGTATTCTAGCAAAGGACGGCTACGGATGGGGCGATATGGATATGGCTAAGTCAATCACGGCTTCTGCTCGTAGGGCTATGAGAATGACGGCCTTCTACGCTCAAAACTTAGGCTACGAAGTTATCTACGGACACACGGATTCGGTTTTCATCAAGGTTAAAGATGTTGAAGATGCACTAGAACTTCGTGAAAAACTAAATGATTATATTTCAAAGCAGGTTTTCCGTGAACCAGTTGAGTTGGAATTTGAGAAGTATGCTTCCAAGTTTTTCCTCTCTAAGAAAAAGAACCGATATTGTGGTTGGCTTTCTTGGAAAGACGGTAAGTTTCTTGACGAGGATAAGTTCTTTGTCATGGGCTTTGAAATGAAGAAGAGTAATGAAACTCCGGTAGCAAAGGAATTTCAAGAAAACCTTTTAAAGAAGGTATCGCTGTTTAACGATAAGGAAGAAATAGTAGCCTATTGTAATGAATGGTATAAGAATATTGTTAAGGGTAAAGTAGATATAAGTAGATTGATTAAAAGAAGCCGCCTACGAAAACCACTAAGCGAGTATAAGATGGTCGCTGGTGGAACGGCTGGGATTCTTTATTACAATCAGCACGACTTGGGTAGTAAAATCGCCAAGGGGGATTCTTACTATCACTACAAAATGAATAATGAAAATTTAGAAGAGAAGTGTTATCTATGGAAAGGCGAGTCAAAAAACGCAGAATACTTGGCCTTTAGAAGCATTAACCAAATGGAACTTAGTAAAACTTACATTCCCGATTGGGAGTTCATAGCAGAGGCAGAAATTATCAAGAAGTCTGCATTGGTGTTTGAAAGCATGGGGTGGCCTTTGTCGCTCTATCGCAGAGACATTAATCAGTCAAGATTGGAGGATTGGTGGTAATATGGGAAAGAAATCAGGTTCATATATTAAAAGTATGAAAAAACTACATGAAAGAATATCAAAGAAAAAACAGGAAATAGAAGATTTAGAACAAGAATTACTTGTTCTGTATAAGAACGAAAAACAATTTTGGGTTAAACAAAACATCTGCACTATTTGTGGGTGTGAAGATTTAAAGACAGAATGGCATCACATTATTTCTCAGCACAGGTGCAGAGAACTCGGTAAAGAGTATCTAATCTATGCTAGAAGTAATGTCGTGGAGGTTTGTAAGCCTTGTCACGATGAGACTACCGCTTCCCTACGGAGGAAGGTCATGGAAGAACCCGTGAAGGTAGTTAAGAATACTGACGGTCCTCCAACGGACAGACAGTTAGATTACATTAGAAAGTTGGGTGGAACTGAAAGTTTAATATCCAGCGTTCAAACGAGGCAAGAAGCCTCATCAATAATAGATGAATTAAAGGAGGGAACAAGATGAATTATGTTACAGAATGGACAGAGAGAGATTTAGAAAACGGTTTTACCTATCAGTGGAACCCTGACGATGAAAATAGCCCGGTGCTTAAAATTACCAAGTCGTCTTTGGGAACATACAGTTTTTGTAGGGCATCTTACAGAATGTCGTATGACCCGCTAGGTGAAGGTAAAGTTTCTCAACCAGCAAATGAGGCTATGATTAGAGGAACAACAGCACACGACGCTCAAGAAGAGTTTTGGAAAATGGTTGATGTTGAAAAAGCGATGAACCATATTGACGACCCAAACAAACTAGCAAAAAGTTTCTTGGACTTATACCCCGAAACAGACGACGAGATTACTTCGGCTTTGTATCGCAGTATGGCTTCTTGGTCTGCTGAACGATTTATTGATTGTGTGAAAGACGGCACGATTGAATTCTTTAAGCCTGTGGGTAATGAGGTTAGACTGAATGCTAGAATTGAATTGAACGGACTTCAAATTCACCTACAAGGAATTATTGACAGACTGTTTATTGTTGACGGTGGGTATACCCCACTTGAACTTAAGACAGGAGTTTGGAAGGATAGTAAGGCCACTCACATGAGAAAGGAGATGGCCTTCTACAAAATTCTATTTGATAATGCTACGGACGAGGATAAAATTGCCGCTGGTCTTGACCCTGAAATGGAGTTCACTAATTGGGGTTGGTTTTTCCCCGCTAGCAACTACATTTTCCTTGAACCTGTGAAAGCAAAAACCGAGGTATCTGTTGAAAGAATTATGCAAAAACTAGTAGACTCTTATCTAGTGGCGGAGTTCCCGTTTGATGATTTCTACAAGAAGTGTAGAAAGTGTGGACTTTACTCTGTTTGTGAAAAGGGAGAAAACAGTATTGGTTATGATTGGTGATAATATGGATAAAGAACAAATTGAACAGATTAAAAATGATTTAATTAAAAGGGTGCTGGAGTTTGGGTGGACAGTTAAGGACATTTACAACATAGAAAAAACTTTGGAAAACATCATTAGTAAAGAAAACTATACTCTTGATGTGATGGCTAATTTTGTTAGCGATGAACTAAAAAAAGAAATTGAAGATGCTTTCTATACTTTTCACATTGAACACCTAACGGAATTAATCGTAGGTGATTTGGATTCAGCCAAAATTGAAATGAACATTAAGCCGGTTGTCCTTCCGGAAAAAACAAAAGAAAAGAAAAAAGTAATTCCCTCAAAGGAAGAACTGCGAGAGCAGATTAAAAAGGACACGAAACAACTATGAGGTGAAAAAATGTATTTTCCTAGAGAAGTATGGGCTGGTAGTCCACACATGAACGCTAGACAACCAAAGCGATTTGTTGTTCACGACCAAGAAGAGTTTTTAGATTATATTAAAATCTACAACGGAAAGATGAATGTATATACTTCGGTGTATAACTATGATGAGTTTTCCGATAACCGAGGTCTTGAGCATTCAGTCATTATTGATAGAATATTTTTGGATATTGACGCACATGGAAATGAATCGCTAGAGGAAGCATACGAGGATTTAAAAATTCTTCATGCTTGGTTGGTGAATAGAAATCTAAAACATCGGATGGCTTTTAGTGGACGAGGATTTTACATCTTCGTTTATGGTAAAAGAACTTCGGACTTGAGAAGAGTCAAGGCCTTTTTTAATATTTGTCACGATGTAATCAAAAAGTCCCCTCGCCTTGACCATCGGGTTATCAACACAACCCGCCTACGAAGAGTGCAAAATACTTATCATATGGGGGCCAAAAGATTCTCTATTCCCTTGAGACAGGCTGATTTGAAACATGATTTGAATTTCATTCTAAACATGAGCAAGAAGCAAAGACCGGGGAAGGAAGAATACTACGGAGAGCAATTGCTTGAGTGGCCTCAAGTAAAGGATATTGAGGCGGCGGGCATTGAGATTGAAAGTGTGGACTCGCCCGCTACCCTGCCGGTGATTCCCTGCTTGGCTTCTGCTAACTTGGTTCAAAACCCCCTACACGAGGCTAGGTATCTGTTAGTTCAATGGTATAATGAAATCATTTCCGATATGGTTTTGATTGAACGAGGCATTGAAGGTAGTCCGAGAGAACTCCAAGGAGAGGTTCTCAGCGATATTACCAATATTATTTGTGCTGAGATTGAACAAATTGCTAGCAAAGAAGATGTTTGGATTGACTACAATTCAGCCACTACTAGAAAGTTTGTTAATTATGTGGTGAATAAGCGATTTATGTCTGCTTCTTGCGCTACTTTAATTGATAAAGGAATGTGTGTTGGAAAGTGTTGGAGGTATGGAGATGATAATTGATAGTAGAGAAAGTTCCGTATTGTGTTCTAATGTAGAATACTTTGCTGGTTTGGCTAGAGTTCCCATAGAAAGAACCTTCCTTGAAGTAGGTGATTATGTAGGAGAAAATATCTGTATTGAGGCAAAATCGGTTAATGATTTCTATTACTCCGTAAAGGAAAAGAGAATGTTTAATCAAATTAGCAACATGGAGGACAATTACAGTAAAACAATTGTTTTAATTCACGGTAGGGCTTCCGAACTAGGAACTCACCTTAATACTTTTGATAAAACAATTATAGATAAGATGAAAAGGAGATTAGTGGGTGCTATGTCAGCAATTACTCTTAACACTAATACAAAAGTCGTTTGGATTCCCTCTACAAGGGATGCGGCGGAGTTTATTGTCGCTTGTTTTTACAACAAAGACAGAAAAGTGGACTTAAGTAAGATGTTGCCCAAGAAAAAACGAACAGATGATGTTAGAATTGATATTTTAACGCAAATCAAAGGCATTACAAAAGAAAAAGCCAATTTATTGCTTAAAACTTACGGGTCAATAGCAAAAATCGCATCAAGTGATGTAAAATCACTAATGAAAGTAGAAAAAATAGGAAAAATAACCGCTTCTAGTATATTAGAAGCACTAAATGAAGAAAAGGAGGTATCATATTGAGCATAGATTTTGATGTAGACGAGTGGGAACTGTATGACAGTCTCGTTAGCATGAACGAAGAAGTAGCAAGAATTATTGAAAAGCGTGAAGCGGTGGAATTACCCAAAGCGACACAAGATTGGGTAAAGGGTGTAACAAAATACTCTGTCTACAATGACTATCCAGCCGCCATGTCGTATTTTGTGACGCTTGGACAGATTTTAAAAGACTGTGTTAGGGTGGCGGTTCTTGGAACACCCCTTGACACTCGGATTCATTTCTGTTGGATTCAAACGGCTAGAACAGGAAAGACTACGATGTTTGATTTCCTACAACCTACATGGGAACATTTGTTCACACGGATTAATGAATATCCAATGTCCCCTGTTTTTGAGGAAATTACAAATAAGCGACCTAGAGGACCACTAACAGATGTAAATAAATTTACCCTTGAGAATCCGGACGCCTTTACCGACCAAGCACTTGTCGGGACGATTAAACTAAACCAACCAAATGACAGATATACGGAAGGTGAAGAAGTTCTAGATGAGAACGGCGACCCCGAACCTGAGTTCAAGGATAAAATTATCAACGGTGCTTTGTTTGGTTCCGGGTTTATTGCGTTTGATGAGTTTGAACATTCAGGTATTTTCAAGGATAGTCAGCACAAACAGGACACGGTGATGATGTTTCAAAAGTTTATGAATAAATTAGACTCGGACACCCATCTAATTAAGAAGCGACTAACTGAATGGTCGGACCCACTAGTGCTTGATTGTCAGCGTTCACTTTGGGCTACGACTCTTCCACCCCAAGGGTTGGAAGCAGTTATTCTTACTAAGGGTGTGTTTCAAAGAATGTGGCTATATGTTAGAGAAATTCCACCCTCCTTGAAAGCAAAAATGGAGGACATTTACTTAGATAGTTTCGGTATCATCCGTGATACAGAAGAAGATGCTTTGGACTTTGAGAAGTATGCAGACCAACTCTATGACATTTACCTTTGGGTGCAACGCCGCCTACAAGAAACAGGAGACAAAAGAGCAATTACTGTTTTCCAAAAGGAAGCACTCAATCGTCTTAAGGTTGTCAACAAGGGTATGCGACGACACATGGATAATTACGAGGGTGTTCAAATGTATGAAGCACTTGATTCATTCCGAATGAATACTATTAATAATATGGGTATTGCCGCTACTTTGTGTGCTATCTCGGAAAAGTCTTCTGTTGTAACGGCTCGTCATGTAGACCAAGCAAAGATTCTTACAGATAGTAGTTTTGATTCTATCACGGACTGGTTCAGTATGAAACTCAAGGGTGGAGACACTAGAACTCAATCTAAGAGAGTAGAAAACATTGTCATTTCTTGCTACGAAGAAACCAAGAAAAAGTCAAATGCTACTGATGGCTGGGTTACAAAAACGAGTGTGATTCAAACCTACCTTAAGAAGACAAAGAAGGCTAGAGCAACTTTCTACCGCCTTTGGTCTAAAGCGGAACATTTGTTTGAAATTGAAAAGAGAGATAAAAAAGTTTATATGAGGAGGGCAACTAATGATGAATAAGAATAAAATTATACTGCTTCGTCAGTATTTTGAAAAGGAATGGATAGTTAAGGATGATATAGTAGATATTCTAATGACCTTTATAAGTGAGGAACATTTAAATAGTCTTGCTAATTTAATAGAAAGTGGGTATTCTTTGGAAGAAATCAAAGACATAGAGGTGTATAAAAATGAGTAAAGTATTAGCAATTGACATTGAAACAGGAAATAGTGCGGCAGACATTGGGGGGTGGAATAA